ACGAACGCCGCGAGCCTGACGACGCCGGTCTCGGTGGTCGTGGTCGACGAGTTGGTGAGCCGCTGGTGCCGTGCCAGGACCTTGTTGCCGTATACCGCCGCGGTCGGTCGGGAGTCGGTGATGTTGGCGGTCTGCACGCTGGCCTGACCGGAGGCGATGGAGACCAGGGCGAGGGTGATCGCGGAGTTCGGCTCGGCCGGGGTGCCGGAGCCGGTGTCTTCGAGGAGTTCAAGGGTCCAGTCGTAGGTGCCGGAGCCGATGACCTGCTTGTCGCGGATCCGGATGATGATGCGGTGGATTCGGGTGCCCGAGCCGGGGGCGGACGGGGTGACGCAGTTGACCGTGCCGTTGCTGACCACCACGTACTTGCGCTGGTTGGTGCCGTCGTCGCCCTGCACCACGGCCTTGCCGGAGCCGATGTCCACCGAGAAGTTCGCGCCGGCGCCGCGCTGCGCGACCAGGAACCCGGTGCCGGCGGTGACGGTCAGGACGCCCTCGTTGGGGACCAGGGCGTCGATGAGGGCCCGGTCGTCGCCGGCGTTGTACTGGATCGCGCTGTCGCCGCCGGTGGCCTGCATCCATAGCGGCTCGTCGACCATGTTGCTGTCGGAGGTCGACACGATCACGGTGTTGGCCACGGATCAACGCCCTCCGAAGTACAGCTTTTGTAGTTGTCAGCCAGCGGTTTGTGTCAGGAGAAGTTGTCGTTCCAGAGGACGTCGAGTTCGCAGCTGGCGTCCTGAGTGCCGGTCGTCATGGAGATCAAGTTGGCGCCGGGTTGGAGTTCCCACCAGCTCGTCGTCGCAAAGTTGATCTTGTTGTAGTAGCTGAGCGACGGATCCCCGTTCAGCAGGACGGTCCGGGCGCCGACGTCGATCTCCAGATACGACCCGGCCGACACCGACACCGCGTCCAACTCGATGACCCCACCCGTCGTCAGGTTCGTAATCACCGGCTCCGTAAACGCCCCGTACGCCCGCAGGATCGGCGGGGTCGGGATCGTGCCGCTGCTGGTCACCGTGACCGTGGACCCAGCACCGGCCGGCGTGTAGCTCCAGCCGGACCCGGACACGTAGGACCTCGGGTAGGACCTGCCGGTGTGCGAGGTCGTCGGCCGTAGCGTGCCGACCTGCTGGGTCGGGTCTTCGAGTACACCGGCCGGGACGACCCATTGCAGCGAGATGTCCAGCATCACCGCGGAGATCTTGTCGACCACGTACGACGCCGAGTCGCCGCGAAGTTCCGCCCGCCGCTCCCCCGACCACCCGTCCCGCTGGATGTACAGGAAGGGCCGCTTGTGCGCCGCGGTGAGCGAGCGGAGCAGGTCGGCGATCTGGTGCCGGGTGCCCAGCGACCCGACGGCGTCGTTGCGGACCAGCAGCCGGCACCGGAACGTCGTCGAGTCGTGCAGGCTGGTCAGGTCCGTCACCCCGGACCGGCCCACCCGCTGCTGGCCGACCACCCGGGGCGCGGCGAGCGGCAGCTCCGACGAGGCGCAGATGATCGCGTCGGAGGCGCTCGGTGTCGGCGGCCGCAGCCACACCGACGTGGCGCCGTCGACGATGCGGATCGAGTTGGTCACGGCGCCACGCCGGCGACGGACAACCCGAGGTCAGGTCCGCTGATCTCCACCTTGACCGGCCGGGCGGACAGGGCCTGCGCGAGCCGGGCGATCGTGTAGTCGTCCAGCCGGGTCGGCAGGTCGGCGTTGCGCATGTGCTCGTCCGCCCCTGTCGCGTTGTTCACGACATTGAGACCGCGGCGCAACGTGCCCCCACGGTCGAAGCGCGGGACCGTGACCAGGCCGCCGGAGGCCATGTGCCCGAGGTGCGCGAACGAGGACAGCGGGGTGACGCTGCTGCCGAGGTGCACGCCGCGTGAGCCGGTCGACTCGAAGGCGAGCCCGGCGAGCCAGCCTGCGGTGTGACCTACCGAGCCGCCGCCGGCTTCGCCCGGGTTGGCCCAGCCGGCCGAGAAGACACCCATGCCGGGTTTCGGGAAGAAGCCGGCTTCGTTGCTGGTGGAGAAGGTGTGGCTGTAGGGCGACCTGCCGTGAAGGATGTTCCAGACCGCTGACACGATGCCGCTGCAGTCGTACCCGTCCGGGCCGGCCGACGCCCAGATGTACGGTTTGCCGTCCTGGGCGCGGAGGAAGTTCTGTGCAGCGCCGACGTCGCCGCCCTCTGCGCCGAAGCCCAGCTTGTTCTTGACCCAGCTGACCAGGGTGGTGACGAGCTTGCGGGCGGCGCCGATGCCGAGTCCACGGATCGCGCCTGCGCCGGGGATCTGACCGAGCAGCCCGTCGACCTTCCCGCCCAACCATTTCGCCGGGTTGATGATGGCCTCGACCAGGCCGCCGTCGGCGTAGCGGCCGATCGCGATGCCGGACGATCCATCGCCGGGATGGGGGGGCTTGCGGCGGCCGATCAGCGAGTCGAAGTAGTTCACGCCGAGGTCGCGGACCACGTGGGCGGGGATGACGTACTCGCCGTTGGACGCCCAGATCGGGATCCTGTCGTCGCGGGGTCCGCCCGGCCCGCTGAGCAGGCCGCCGTCGGCCATCGCCGAGGGTGGCTTGCCGCCACCTCCTCCCCCGCCGCCACCGCCGAAGGGATTGCCGACGCGGGGGATGCGGTCCTTGACCCCGACGAAATCCGCGACCTTGTTGATCGAGTCGATGATCCCCCGGTTGATCACGTTGTCGATGACCCAGGAGATCGGCGTCGCGACAACGGACTTGATCCTGTCCCATGCCTTGCCGATGAAATCGACCGATTTCCTGAACGCGTTGGGGATGGTCTCAGTGACGAAGAAGGCGAGCTCGCTGAAGATTGGCTTGATGCCGTGGTTCCAGATGGTGCCGAAGAAGTCACTGACACCACCCCAGATGATCTGGATGCCGTGCCAGACGGCCACGAACTGCGGCCAGATCACTGCGGTGATGTAAGTGATGAAGGCGCTGAAGATGGCCTTGGCCACGCCCCACCAGAAGCCGATCGAGTCGCCAATCGCTTTGAACGCCGGTCCGAAGATGGTGTGCCACAGCCACAGCACGACGGGCGCGATCACCGCTTCGAAGTAGATCTTCAGGGCGGCGAAGACGATCTGGATGACCACCCACCACGCGTGGATCATGAACTTCATCGCCGTGAAATATGGGTGGATGATCGTGTGGTAGAGCCACATAACCACGGCGCCGACCACGTCGATCGCGCCCTTCACGAACGCGAAGTACATCTTGATCCCGGCCCACCACAACCGGACCACGACCATGATCCCTTCGAAGGCCGGCTTGATTCCGTGCTGCCACAGCCAGATCGCCGCGTCCGCGACGGCGTGGAACGCAACGACCAGGGCAGCCCAGACAGCTTTCCCGGCGACGACCAACGCCCGGCCGACCGTGTCGACGATCTTCCGGAACCGGTCGAAGTGGAAGTAGGCGTACACGATCGCCGCGACCAGGGCGATCACGGCGATGACGATCAGCCCGACCGGACTGAACGCGGCGTCGAGGATGAACTGGGCGACCGCCCATGCCTTCGTCGCCACAGCGGCAGCCCGCGACGCGACCAGATACGCGGCGATCTGGATGTCCGCCGCCGACGTGATCGCGAACGTCGTCCCCACCGCCGCGTTGAGAAGCCACTGTGCCGCCGCCGTGATCCGCAGCACCGCGGACAGAGCCTGAAGCGCCGAGGCCATCTTCGTGACGACGATGACCGAGGTTCCGAGGGCGATGAGCCCGCCCGCGGTGCCGGCGATCGCTGCGGTCGCCTTGGTATGACCGGTGATCCAGTTGCCCATCGGGCCCAGAATTTCGGTGATCTTTACTGTGATCTGGCCCATCAACGGCAGCAGCGACTCACCGAGTGCCACCCGCACCGTGCCCAACGTCGAGTGGAGCTGCGCAAGCTTGAAATTGAAGGTTTCCTGGATCACACCCCAGCCAGCGACGTGGTTACCGGCCTCCGTGCTGGCCTTGGTGACCATCCCGATTGCTGTGGCCGTCTGCCCCGAGTTGTCCCCGGTGAGCATCAACGCGACATTGAGGCCGGTCGCGTCACCGGTCGCACGGGCGAGGGCGGCGCCGTAGGACTGCATCACCTGGGCGCCGGTGGTCTGCTGGTCACCGATGCGGTGCGTTGCCCCGGCCAGGGCCGCGAAACTCATCGCCTGCTGCGCCTGGATCGGTGTCAGATCCCGCGCCGCCTTGCGGTATTCGATGAAGCTGATGTTTCCCTGGACCAACTCCAGGCCCAGCTTGCGCACCTCGGGTGACAGACCGTTCAGGGCGGTTTTGAGTTCCAGAATGACAGCGTCCCCGCCGGGCGGGATCATCTTGCGGATCGCGTCGGAGATCTCCCCCAGCGTCCCGGACAGGCCCTTGCTCTTCAGGTCTGCGGCGAGCTGGTTGGTGGTCAGCCCGAGCAACGCGAGTTCTTTCGCCTGCACGGAGGTGGGGTTCTGCATGTGCCGGATCACGTCGGCGAGGTTCTGGGTGGCCTGCTCCGCCGACACGCCGTGCAGGGTCATCGAGGCGAGAGAGCCGAGGATGTCGTCCATGGCGACGCCGGCCGCCGATGCCGCAGGCAGCACGCTGTGCAACGCCCCGGTTAGGTCCTCGAACGTGGTCTTGCCGGCGGCGGTCGCCGCGACCAGCTTGGTGACCACCTCGGCGCTGTGATCCGCACTCAGGTGGTAATCGACTAGGGCGGTCGTGGTCGCGTTGGTGACCTTGGTCAGGTCCGCGTTTTCGGCCTTCGCGCCCTCGGCCGCAGCCCGCAGCACCTTCAGCGCCTCAGCGCCGTGGAACGAACCGGACTCGACGGTATACATGGCCTTGCCCAAGGCTTCGACCGTCGTGCCGACCGGGCCGGCCATCGCCAAGATCCCATCGGAGACGATCTTCAGGTTGCCGCTGACCCGGGTACCCGTCTCACCGGCGGACGTGGTGAGGCGGATCATCTGCGCCTCGAAGTTGCCGGCCGCCTCCACCGACGTCTTCAGCAGCGCACCCAGCCCCACCGCGAACCCGACGACCATCAGCTTGCTTGCAGAGCCGGCGAACGACTTCCCGAACGCGGCACCCTGGGTTGCGCCGTGCTGCCCGAGCCGGGCCGCGGAGATGCCGGCGGCCGCCTCGCCCGCGAACGTCACCATGTTCGGCCTGACCGCCACAAACACCGCTGCGAGAGGGGCCACGGGTCAGCTCCCCATCTGCTCGATCAGTGACAGTTGCAGCGCCTCGGCGGCCGGGTCGGCGTAGAGCTCCGCGTCGAAGCGGTCCAGGTCTTCCTGGGTCACGCCGTCGCCGGAAGGCTTGAGCAGCACGTAGACGAAGTTCAGGAGCGCCCGGACGGGCAAAAGGTCTAGCGGCCCAGATCCGCCACGGAAACCATGCCCTCGGTCAATAAGGGAGCCTTCGAGCTCGCCGAGGTTGTCGACCGCCCAGCCGAGGAGTCGCCAGGCGGCCGGGTAGGGCGGGCCGAGATCGCCTCGATACACCGCTGGACGACGGGCATCAGTTCCTCGCCGCCGGCCTTGTGGTCGATGGCGTGGCGCTGGAACCGGTCCCATTCGCTCGGGCCGTCATCGACCAACTCGCCGTCGACCTCCTTCTGCGGGCGGGTCTGGTCGATGCAGTCGCGGATCACCGCGTACAGGGCGGCCATGCCCTCCATGTCGCTGGAGTCGAGGCCCTGCTTGGCGGCGTGCGCGAACTGGAGCAGCGGCATGAGCCCGATCGACTCCGCCATCTGGAAATAGACGCCAAGGAACTCCACCTTGCCGTCCGGTGGGACGACAACACCCTCGACCGCAGCCTGCATGGCGTGGGTGCCACCCTTGCCGGACTTGCCGGCCCGGGGGTTAGCCACGGCTCACACCAGCCCCATACGGGGTGTAAGGCCGGCCGCTGGCGCCGATCTCGAAGTTGAACTCTGCGGTGAAGGTGCCGACGTTCGCGCCCTTCTGCCGCTTCACGCTCAGGGTGCCGGTCTGCAGGCACTGCTCGGCGACCCACCGCTCGGTGTTGTCGTCGGATTCCCAGCCGAGCGCGCACCGCACCTCCTGGCCAGGTGCGGGCAGGATGCCCGTGGACAAGAGCGTCGTGCCGGAGCCGGTGGTGGTGACCGCGCCGGAGCCGCCGTTGACAACCCGCTTCCAGGTGGTCAGGTTGACCTGCATCAGCTCGACCTTGACGCCGGTGGTGCGGCCGGAGGTGACGTAGGCGACGACGTCGAGGTATTCCTCCGCCTCGATCGGGTCGACCTTCGGGGCGTAGGTGAGCTCGTGGCCGTTCTTCGTGATGCCGATCGGCAGCCATGCGCCGGCGGTGGCCCACAGGTCCGTGAAGACACTGCCGACGACGGTGTTGGCGGGGAACGCCGTTCCCAGCGGGGCGGAGTAGAGCACGCCCGCGCCGATCGCCAGGGAGGTCTTGGGAACTGCGACATTAGCCACGGACTAACTCCTTTGGTGGCACATGGTTCGGGGGAACGCAAAAGCCCACGCCATTGGCGTGGGCTTAAGAGGTGGATCGGGTGGACCGTCAGGGCTTGGGCTGGGCCTTCTCCGCCTTCGGCTTCGGCTCGGCCTTTGGTTCCGGCTTGTCCGGGTCGGGGAACCGGCGGATCAGCTCCGCCCGGGACAGGTCGTCGACCTCATCGCGGCTCAGGACCTTGTCCTGCACGAGGGCGTAGTCACGCCACACCGCCGTCGGGGCGGAATCGGCCGGACGCTCGATCAGATCCGGGCGGGCTGCGTCGACATCGGCGCCCAGGCGTAGGCCGAGGTCATCGACGACCTGCTGGTACATGCCGTCACCGGCGCGGTAGCCGACGACGCCGTTGACGGGAATGTCGCGTCGGGCGGTGTAGTCGTAGGGTGGGTACGCCATCAGATTCCGCCCAAAATGTAGTATTTCAACTCCGTCGGGGTGGCGTTCGCAACAGCCATCGCGACCCGGCCGTTCGCGTCACCCCACAACGAGTTGATCCGCACACTCTTGATTGCGCTCGCCGCCATCGTGACGGTGCGGCTGGCCACGGTCAGACCGTCCTGGGTGGCGCTGTTGGTGAAGGTCACGTCATGGGAACCGGCGCCGGTATTGCGCATCACCACGATCGCGCCGGCCGGGACCGTGTCGCCGGACGCAGCCCCCGATCGCTCAGTCAGAGACCCGCCAGATGTGGATCCGGCGGTTTCAGCACTGAAGTCCGTCATCGGCTGGTGCTCCTATCGGTATCGGTCGGCTGCAGGGACGAGGAATGGGCGGGCCGGTAGGTGGACGGTGCCCAGCTCGTGGAAGCGCAGGTAAAACCTGGCCCGCTCCCAGCTCACGTGGACCTCGGGATCGAGTCCGGGCTGCGGTTCGGGGTGGATGGAGTCGGCACCCTCGCCGCTGCGCCGTGGTGCGCGGGAGCGGGCCTCGGCGGCGATCTGCTCGCCGAGTTCCATCAGCGCCTGCATCACGAGCGGGTCGCTGGTGAGGTTGGACAACGCTGAGCGGTCCCAGGTGGTTTCGACGTCGTCGGCCATCAGGTGAGCACCGCCCCGACCATGACCTGCAGCGACAGGACCGCCTCGGGGCCGTCCGGGGAGTTGGAGTAGTCGCCGGTGGCGGACTGGATGCCCATCCACGTCATGCCGCCGGCCATGTCCGGGTTCACAGCCATTGCCGTGGCGATGGTGTCTGCGACCGCCTCCAGGTCGGCTTCGGCGGCTTCGACGTCGGCATCGGGTCGGATCACCCGCGCGTAGACGCCGACGGTGACCGCCTCCGACACCGCCGTACCCAGCTCCGCCGCGAGGTCGGATGTGACGCCACGGGTTCCGCCGAAGTAGATGACCTTCCTGGTGACGTCGCGGGCCGGATAGGAGTAGGCAACCTGCCACCCGTCCAGGGCCCCCGCCGGGGCCGCGAGAGCGGTGAGAGCGTCTCGCAGGGCCCGTTTCGCGGCGTAGGCCATCGTGGACTTCACGGCGCGCTCCCTAGCCGACGGTGGACACGGTCGTGGCGGCCTCGGCCGCGGAGGCTCTTGCGGATCCCACGTCGGCGCCGGTGAGGATGGTCGCGGCACCCAGCGTGCCGGTCGCGGCTGCGGGGCCCTGGTCGGCGCCGGTTCCTGAGCCGGTGCCGTCCACACCCCAGCGGGGGGTGTAGATGCTGGTGGCCGGCGCGTTCAGGGCCAGCCGTCCGACTCCGGTCTGTAGCCGGATGTCGATACCGGTGACGACCGGTCCGGGCAGGACGGCGAGGCCCGCCCGCCCAGCGGCGACGGCGCGTTTGAGGTCGAGGCCGGTCGTGGCGGTGACGAGCAGCACCCGCGTGGTCTGCGGGGCCACCTTGCGACCGGTGGCCGCTGCCCGCAGCGGAATTGCGGTGGTGCCGGACTGGGCCCGGGCGGCCTGTGTGGTCTCGACGCCGACAGTGGTGAGGACCACCGTGGCGGTGGCCGTGGCGGTCGCCCGTTTCGTCGCCGCGCCGGTGGGGCGTGGGGTGACCAGTGCGCGGCCGGCACACCCGATGCTCTTCCGTGCCGCCGCGGCGGCGCTGACGGCAACAGCGCTGGCGCCTGTGCGGGACACCGCCTTGCGGGCGGCCGCGGTGCCGGCGACGGCGATGGTGCAGGTACCGGTCTGCTGCCGGGCGGTGCCGCTGGTTTCCGCGCCGCCGCTGGTCAGTGCGGCCCGGGCGGTGCCGGCCTGCGGCGCCGCCTTCGCGGCCGTCGCAGCCGTTCGCAGCGCCACCTCGGCTGTGCCGGTACGGGATACCAGCTTCGCCGCCGCCGCAGCTGTGCGCGTTGCGAGTTCCGCCGCGCCGGCCTGGCCGTGCGCCGCGAGACCAGCCGTGCGCAGCGCGACCTCGGCGCGGCCCGTTGTCGGCGCGGTTTTCGTCGCGCGGCCCGTGGCCGTCACGGCGAGGGTGGTGGTGCCGGCCTGCGACACCACCTTGACGGCCGTCGCTGCGGCGCGCAGCACCGCCTCGGCCGTGCCGGTCTGGCCGTGTGCAGCCAATGCGGCCGGGCGGAGTGCGGCCTGGGCGCGGCCGGCCACGGATGCGGTCTTCGCTGCCCGGCCCGCGGCGGCCGCCGCGACGGTGGTGGTGCCGGTCTGCTGCCTGGCCGCGGCGGTCGTCTCGGTGCCGGTGGCGGCCAGCGCCAGCCGCCCCACGCCGGCCTGCGGCGCCGCCTTGACCGCGGTGGCGTCCGCACGCACGCACAGCTGCGCTGTGGTTGCCGCGGTCGCCGTCTTGCGGGCCGATCCGGACCCGACGGCCGCGAGAGTGCAGGCCCCCGTCTGGGCGGCCGATTTGACCGCGGACCCGGCCGCGGTCAACCCCAGGGGGGTTGACCCGGTCTCGGCGGACCCGCCACTGACTGCGGCGGGCAGGATCTCGATGTACGCCCAGTTCGCCTCGGTCGACGTGCCGGGCAGGTGGAACCGCAGCAGGTTGGACTGGCTGGAGACGTCATCCGGCACCAGCCGTTTGATCATTCCCCAGCCGATTTGACCGGCGATGGTGCCCAGGCTGGACGCGGCGGCCTGATAGCAGCCCTGACCGGCCTTGGCCGTCCCGACGACCGTCCAGTCGCACATCACCGCGAAGCCCTGGCCGAGGGTGGCGGATGCGGTGTACGTCTGGTCGAGCATCGACACGGACGCCGAGCCCGCCTTGCCGTGGGCACCGACCGGGGTCGAGGAGTCCTGGTTGGTGACCACCAGCACCTGGAGGGCGGCCTGCCGCGTCGGCGACGCGGCATTGTTGTTGACCGTGACACTCATCGGTGCGCCGGTGACGACCGGGGCCGTCCAGATGGCGGCCTGCCCGTTGCGCCCCGCCGCGTCTGCCCGGGACTGCCAGTCGCGCAGGGTGTAGGTGAGCGGCACACCGAGGCTGTCGGTGATCGTGGGTGTGGACGGGTTCACGCCGGCGCCGCTGTTGCCGGCCCACAGCACCAGCAGCATCGACCCGGACGGTGGGCGGAACGTGCTGGTCGCGGTGCCGGTTGCCGTGCCCGCAATGTTCAGGGCCACCTCGGGCGAGGTCTCACTGATCCGCAGGCCGGTGTCCGTCGGCGCCGCATCGGCCGTCCCCGACCAGGGGCTCCACACCCCGTTCGGGGAGATCCCGTCCCCGGGTGGGTGAGACCACACAAACGGTGGCGGGTCCTTCTCCGGCGGGTCACCCACCAGCGGGACCAGCTCCACGTACACCCAGTTCAGAGACACGCTGGAGCTGGGCAGGTTGCTGATGAGGGTGGTGGTGGCGCCGTTGGTGCCGTCCGCCGCGGTGCGCCGCGGGAACGCGTACGAGATCTGCCCGGAGATGCTGCCGGCCGGGTCCTCGGTGCATCCGGTGCCGGCGGTCTGGGTGCCGGTGGTGTCCCAGTCGCAGATCGCCATGAAGCCCTGCGAACTGTCCGCGGTGGCGGTGTAGGACTGCGACACCGTGGTCGTGGAGAAGCCGTTGCCACCGGACCCACCGGTGCCGACGAGGGCGTTGGTGACCACCCAGACGCGCAGCGCCCCATGGGTGGCGGCGGTGGAGTTGTTGGTGACGCTCACCGTCATCGACGCGCCGACGGTGACGGCGGCCGTCCACATGGCGGCCTGGCCGTCGGGGTGGCCGATCGGGTCGTCCTCCGCGCTGCGGTGGTCGACCAGGATGTAGCTGAGGTGGGCGCCGAGGTTGTCGGTGACCGTGGGCATCGGCGGAAGCTCGCCGGTGCCGGAGTTACCCGCCCAGCCGACCACTAGGACAGAGTTGTCCGGTGGGGTGAACGGCGCCGTGGTCGCGGTCGGGTTGCCGGTGACCAGTGAGGGAGATGAGGCGTCGATGTTCACGGCTCAATGCCCTCCCGGGCCGCCAGGTCAGGGATGCGGCATCGCTCCTACGCGACGTTGGTGCCCATGAGGTGTTTCGCGTCGAACCAGAAGTCGTTGGTGCTGGCCTGGGTGTTCACCGCCGTGGAGATCAGCCACAGGTTGTTCATCGCGGTGAACGCGGCCCGCAGCTGTGTGTCCTCGCCGGAGCCGTACCCCAGCGTGCCGGTCATGTAGGACGAGGACAGCAGCGTGGTGTCGTCGAGCTGCTGCGTCTTGAACCGCGCACAGACGAACAGGCTGTTACGCACCGCCACGAGCGCGCCGCCCATGAAGCTGTCGAGTCCGGCCTTGGTGATCGTGTAGCCAACGGACATCGGGGGTCTCCTAGGACCAGATACGCACGGACAGGTCGTTGCAGGTGACGGTGTTCAGCGTGCTGGGCGTGCCCCACTGGGCGCCGACCGTGATCGTTTTGACGATCGTCGTATCGATCGTCACCGTTCTCGCCGCCGCAGTGGTGGGCAGCGCGAAGTCGCTGTACGCGGTCAGCGAGGTGGCGAAATGGCAGTGGCCGGTGCCGACGATCTGGCCGGACGTGCCGGGCAGGCGGACCCGGCCGTGGTAGGTCAGAATCCACGGCACGGCCGTGACGCTGGCCGTGGTGGTGATCGCGCCGGTTGTTGCCAGGGCGACACCTGCTACTCCGCCGTAGTAGAAGCCCAGCAGCAGGGTGGGCGGGCCGGTGGTGGTCGAGAACTGCCCCCACGCCTTCAGTTCGATCTCCACGCCCTGTTCCAGGGTGTACGCGGGCAACTGCTTCTGCGGCAGCGTGGAGATGTCGGTGAGGGTCGTGGTGTTGGCCAGCGCCGCGCCGTCGGTGATGTGGAGCGGCGGCAGGACGGTGGGCCAGTACTGGCGTGCCATGTCACACCGTCCTAGATCGCGCTGGCGTCGAGCGCCAGGGCGCCGATCGCCGCGAACTGCTTCTGCGGTGCGCGGCTGACATCCGTGAGGGTGACGCTCGTGTTGTAGCTGGCGCCGCTGGCCACGTGCAGGGGCGGCTGTGGGGCGGCCCACCATTGCGCTGGCATTTAGACTCCTTGGCGTGCAGTGCGTCCGGACCATGTGGCGTAACGGCGTTGCGGCGAATGGCAGGAAGAAGTTGGGCCGTAAGCGGTCCAGACCGGTGAGCACAAGCCCCGGGCGCACTGCATAGGTCCCACGGCTCAGATCGCGCTGGCGTCGAGGACGAGGGCGCCGATCGCCGCGGTGATCTGCCCCTGACCGGCGAAAACCTCTGGGACGACCTTTAGCAGCACGGCCTACTCCTCATAGACGTAGACGAGTACGCCCCACGAGGACGGAGGGCTGGGCACGTAGCCCTCCACCGTCCAGCCCTCACCCTCGCCATCGACCAGCACCGGGTAGTTGGCCCGGACCGTGATCGCGGTGTTGGTGTTCACGCCAGTGATCACGAAGCCGCCCGCCTTGATCTTCTTGCCGGACGTTGCGGTGACGGTCTTGGCAAACTCATGGTCCGTTGAGGCGTAACTGACCGACTCATATTTCCAGGCCATCTCGGCTTCAACTCCCTTAAGAAGATGCGCTCAATTCGCGAGCCCGCTTCGCGCGCTGGTAGTCACGGGACCGGTTGCGGCTACAGGTGCGGCATGAGCGCCATGAAGTCCCGACAACTATGATGTTGTCGGGAGTGAACTCGTGGCCGCGAATGCAACGGGTCTTCTCGCTATTGGCAGCCTGGAAAGTATTTCCACGGAGTAGGTTCGTCTGACAGGTGACGGGCTCTAGGTGATCCGGCCTTACGCAGCCAGGATTTCGGCACAGATGATCTAGTTGCAAGCCGGTCGGAACCTTACCCACAATCGCTTGATAGAGCCAGCGGTGGGCTAAGACGGTCTTCCCGCCGTACTTGAATCTGCCGTAGCCGCCGCCAGTTACAGCAGCATTCCAGATCCAGCACGAGTCGGTCTTATCTACTTTCGCCAAAAGCGTTGGAGAGCAGCAGCGATCACTTAAGAACTATATCGCAGATGCATCCAGAACGAGCGCGCCGATAGCGGCCGTAATTTGGCCTTGGCCGGCGAATACTTCCGGCACCACTTTTTCAAAATATAGCTCGCCCTGAGTGGTTACCAGGTCGACAGCGGCGCCGCCGGAGGTGAGCGCGAGCTGGAAGGTGTCGGTTGCGGAGCCGACGACGAAATAGCAGCCGCCCTCGGTGACGCCACCGGGGATGGTCTCGCCGACGACGTTGAAGAGGATCACCCGGTCGGTGTTGACGAGCCCGTGTGCGTTCGACGTGATCGTGTTCGCGGTCAGGTCGGCGGCGTCGACGGTCCCGAACCCCTTCTTCGGCGTCGCGCCGCCGAACACGGAGTAGCCGCGGAAGTTGTTCGTGTTGCCCGAGCTGGCGTTCCACAGCGTGAAGAAGCCGTACGTTCCGGCCGGCACGTCGAACGTCAGCGCACCGGTGTTGGAGACCGAGCCGGAGGCCGGGGTGCCCCAGGTCACCGCGATCCGGGCGTAGGCCGGCGACCCACCGGTCGCCTCGGTCGCCGCGGCGTTCGTACCCGTGCCGGGGGTGGTGTCCGTGGGTGGGGCGGTGGTCAGGGTGTTGATCCCGACGTGGGTGATGATGCCGGCGATCCCGCCACCGGTGCCGGACTTCAGGGCCTCGTTCTGGGCAATCGCGTTGAAGGGCACGGACTTCCCCTACTTTCCTGCGTGGTTCACGCGACGACCGGGCGGCGGTCCCGCCGGTAGCGGTGGTAGACGGCGTCGATCTCCTGGTAGCCGGTGTGGTCTTTGTCCGCGACGGCCATGACGGTGGCGTGCAGGGTGCCGGCCTCGTTGCTGTAGGTGGCCAGCCGGTCGGGGATGCCGGAGCGGGGCTCGTTGAGCAGGTGCCGCAGGTGGCTCATCCCGGCGCCCGCGACCCGGCCGGGGGGCCGGTCGAGGCCGTGTTCGTACTCGACGACGATGTTCGACCCGCCGGCCGGCCAGATCGACCCGGTGGGCAGGGTGAGCATCCCCGACTCGGACAGGCCGACCGCGGCGACGGTGGGGGTGGACCAGGCGACCCCGGACACCGTGACGGAGCGGAGCGCGCGCAGCCAGGGCCAGCGCACGCCGATACGGTCGCCGCCGTTGCCGGACAAGGTTTCCCGCCAGTACCGCGGGACGAACGCCTGGCGGCAGATGCGCTCGCAGTCGTCCTCGACCTCGATACGTCTGGCCACGATTGCCGAGGTCGGATAGGTCGTCGTGTTGGCCAGTGACGGGTCACTGGCCCGTGCCTCGGCAATGCCGAAGTGGAAGCCGCCGACGATCTCGACCCGGTCGGTCAGGGTGACGATGCCGCCGCCGAGGGTGCCGGTCCAGGCGACATCAAGCCAGTCGAGGTTCGTCTGGCTTGGCAGGACGAATGAGTAGGTGCCGGTGGCGCCGTGTGTGGCTGCGCCCGAGGTCACCACGGTCCCGTCTGCCGCCCGCGTGACGGCCACGGTTACGGCTCCGCCTGCGTCGGTTGGTGTCTCGTCGACGTAGAAGACCCGGGTCAGGTTTGCTGCTGCGGTGCGGACGACCCGGATCAGGGACACCGGGTGCTCCGCGCCTCGACGAGGGCCTTGACCTTCGCTACGTCGCCGGCGAGACCGGCGCCGCGCCACGCGTCGAACGCCTGCCGGTCGGCCTGGTGCCGTGCTGCGGCGTTCGAGGCCCGGTAGCTGTCGTCCCAGGCCGCCTTGCCCGCAGCGGGGTGAAGGTGCTCGATGACCACGTCGGGCCGGTAGGCGATGCACCCGGCCGCCCGGCCCAACTCCAACACCGCGTTGTCGACGTACATGTGCGCGCAGGTAGGCAGCATCATCCACCCGACCGCGCGGACGAGATCGGCGGACACGACCCAGGCGGTGGGCAGGTCCGGTCCCTGGAGCAGGTCGTTGCCGTAGGCGATCCCAACACCGCCGGGGAGCGTCTCGATTGCCTCGATCAGGGTGCGGTCCCACGCCGTGGTGCGGGGCAGGTGGTCGTCGCCGAGCGAGGCGAGGTAGCGGGGCGGCTCGCCCATCAGCCCGTCGAGTGCTCGCTCTGCGAGGTCGTTGGTCCATGCCGACAGCGACCGCCGGCCGCCTCGGGTACCGACGATCATCTCCGCTCCGGGCAGGCCCCGTAGCGGTGACAGGTAGTCCGACGGGTCGTCGGTGTCGATGCCGGGCCAGATCTCCACCGAGCCGACCGCGGTGCGGTGGACCGAAGTGACCAACTCGGCGAACCGCTCGGGGCGGCCACGGGTCGGGACGATGACGGCCAGGTCAGCCATCGGTCCGTGCCTCGATCTCGCGGATCTCACCGACGCTGAGGCAACCGGCGGGCTTGTACGCGGCGATCTGGTCGGCCGCGAGCACCACGACGTTGACGCCCGGCACGCGTCCATGAAGGCGCGTCTTCAGCTCGTCGGCCTCGGCGAGGGTGGTGTCCCTACCCACCCGAACGATGAGCGTGTCGCCTGGACCAACGACGACGGCTTCGAGGACGACCTGCTCACCCATTCCGCACCCACCAGCCGGCCGGGTTCGAGCTGACCGGGTCGATCCGTTCGATGGCGAGGTCGCGGGACCAGTCCGGGTTGTCGACCAGCATCTTGGCGATGGCGTCCAGCGCGGTGCCGTCGAGGTGGCCCATGCCGTGTTGCTGCCGGATTTCGGCGCCGTAGCCGAAGATCGCGTCCTCGACGACGAGGTAGCAGCCGGGGGTGACGAGTGGCCCGTACAACTCGATCTCGCGGGCGACGTGCGGGGCGCTGTGCTCGGAGTCAAGCACGACCATGCAGCGGCGGTCGCCGACGCGGTCCTCGACCGCTCCGACGATGGCGGGGTCGGTGCTGCTGCCGAGCAAGTGCAGGATCGTCGGCGAGCCGGGCGGCGGTTGCTGGAGTGCGCCGTGGTCGACGTCGATGGTGATGACCTCGGCGCCTGATTCCTGGGCCAGCCATAGGGCGGAGGCACCGGTGTGGGTGCCGCACTCGACGATGACCTCGGGCCGGGTCGCGGCGATGATCTGCCGGTACCGGTCCAGGTCGGGTTGGAGTTTCAGCATGCCGCCGCGGTCATGTTCGTGGCGGGCGAGCGCGCCGAAGCTCTTCTCCAGGTCGATGACCACGGTGAGGTCGGGGTAGGGCGTTAGCTGGACGGCCTGCTGGAGGATGTAGTCCATTTCGCCGAGCCAGACCTCTTTGTGGTGGGTGGTCTGGACACCGGTGTGGACGACGGGGACGATGCCGGCCTTGAGGAGCCGGCCGCAGAATGCGATGTCCTCGCCGACGATGTCACCGGCCCGGTCGTAGACCATGTCGTACCAGTGGTCGCCGTGCTCGGCGCGCAGCTTCTCCAGCACGGAGCGGTGGATGAGGATGAACGCCCCGCCGGTGGCGGCGACCTGCGTGATCGTGTCCGGTTCGTAGTCGCCGTAGTAGCAGAACGACGGCTCCCCGGATTCCTTCTGAGTGCCGATCTTGTACATGGTGGGGACGATGGTTCGCCGCCACCCGCCCATGCCGTCGTAGGCGGCTTCCATGAACGCGAAGCACAACCCGCCGACGACGGGGCGTTCGACCGGGTCGGCGGCGGCGAGGAGCCGGTGGACCGCGTCGGGTTCGAACCCCATGTCCGTGTCGACCCACATGAGCCACTCGTGGTCGGTCTTGTCGAGGAACAGCCGGGCCCCGTAGTTGCGGGTGTGGGCGACCATGCCGGCGCCGCAGCGCAGGTTGAGCGGCTTACGGGCGATCCGCCCGAGGGTGAGGTCGTGTTCCCACATGCGGCGCATCGACTCGGCCCAGGAGTGTGAGACCTGCTCACGATGCAGGTAGGCGATCTGCACGATGCCGTCGAGGTTGGTCACCGGGCGCCGGGCCTGGCCTGCGGTGCGTTCGAACCGCTGGTAGATGCCCAGCCGCACGCACCAGGCGCGGGCTTCGCAGTCGGGTGCGCATTCGTCGATGGAGCAGCCAATGGCCACACAGGCAGGCCCTTTCTGGGTTGGGGGAGAGTCCCGGGGCCCGTTCCGCGGCGTTCGGGACTCTCCCCCGGCGCCGCGGAACGGACGTTGAGGTCAGCTACCGGAGTAGGTGATCTTCGTGACGGCCTTGGGGCGGCGGCCGAAGGTGACGGCCTCGTAGCCCCACACGCCGATCCGGATCAGCGCGGGGCCGGCGGGCTGCTCGAAGGAGAACTCCATCGGCGGGCTGACGGAGAACAGGTGCTCCTGCGAGTTGAGGATGAACCCGGTCGACGCCGCCACGGTCGGGGAGGTGACCGCGAGGAGGTTCTCCAGGGTGCCCTGCACCGGGGACCGGAACCCGTTCTTGGCCGAGCCCTCACCGACGGCGTTCTGCGGCTGGTATGCCTGCGCCAGGATCAGCGGCCGGCCGACGGTGTCCTGGAACTTCAGGTACGTGGTCCACCGCGAGGTGCGGCCGACGAACACGTCCGCGTCGCCGGCGGGGGCATCGGAGATCGCGGCGATGCCGTCGAGGAGCCCGGCCCGTTGGTTGAGGATGTCGGTCGTGGTGGCTGCGCCGGCGGAGACGGTGACAGTGTTGACGCCGGACTGGCCGTTGAGGGCGGCGATGACTTCCAGCTCGACGTTGTCGTAGAAGTCGCCGATCATGTCGCCCCAGATCACGGCGTCGACCGCGGGGTTGCTCGCTTCGAGCATCTGCCGGGACACCTCGCTGTACCCCATGATCGCCTTGGGGGTGACGGTGAGGACCGTGTACTGCGGGTCGGTCTCGGTGGTGTTCACACCTTCCGCGACCGAGCTGGTCTTGGCGACCGTGCCGGCGACCGGGATCGACCACGGGAACGGACCCGACCACGGCACCTGCCGCAGCAGGGTCGCCAGCCGTAGCCGTCGGTGCATGACCGGGGCGAACTGCTCGGCCAGCCACACCGGGGGGACGAGGCCGGCGCCGAAGGTGGTCGCACCGGCGCCGAGGACGTCACGCAGGTGGGTGTCGTCCCGCAACGCGTTGGAGTGCTTCACGAGGCGTTCGGCGGCGGCGGTGTCACCCATCTTCATGGCGCGGAACTGGTCGCCGATGTAGGAGTGCTGGGAGCCGCGCAGGTAGAAGCCGGGGTCGCGGTCCTGGGTGCGGGCGCCGCCGAGTTTGACGGGCCGGCCGGCGGAACGCAGCTGCGCAGCGTCGCCTTCGTCCTCACCCTCGGCTGGGTCTTCGGTGTGGGCGACGGCGCTGGCGATGTCGGCCTGCATCTTCGCCACCTTGGCGTTACGCAGTTCGACCTCGGTGAGCTGTTCGATCTGGGTGAACAGCTGCTGTGCCTTTTCGCCCTGCTCGACGACGGAGCGCAGTTCGTCCTCGGTGAGGTCACGCTTGGCGTCGGTGGCGCGGTGCTGGAGGCCGTCGATGTTCTTGCGGAGCGTGTCGTACTGCTCCCGCAGGGCCTTCAGGTAGACGTTTTCTGCCACGGTCGTTTCTCCTGGTCACGGGGCGGAATGGGGGAAGCTCCGCGAGTGACCGGGGTGCCCGTATCGCCTCAGGGGTGCCGGCGTCAGTGAGCGGCCGGGGTGCCTGGCGAGGGACGAGGGTGCCGGTGTCGAGCCGGGGGTTAGCGGTTGGCCTGCGGGAGCTGGAGGCCGAGTTGTAGGGCGCGGATCTCCAGGTCGTGGTTGGGTGCCTCGGGCAGGCCGAGGAGGTACTGCTCGGCCTGGGCGCGTAGCGCCGCGTTGATCGGGGAGTCGTCGCGGGGGCGGGCGCTGCGGATGCCCGCGGCCGCGGCGAGTTCGCCGTACGCGCCTTCCATGACGACCGCCACTTCGCGCAGGTCGGCGGTGACCCGTTCGGTGATGCCGCCGGACAGGCGCCGGTTCTGCCGTTCCCGGAACGCGATGGACAGCTGGTCGAGGGCGCCGTCGCGGACCAGTTCGAGGGTTTCCTCACCGACCGGGGTTTTCGACGTCTTCAGCTCGACGTACAGGCCGGCGGCGTCGTCGCGGAGCAGGGTGGCGGCGCCGATCAACGTTCCTCCGATGAGGGCGTGTTCGCGGCTGAACTTGACCCGGGACGGCTCGCGGAGTTGGTGGTTGAACGCGCCCCGGGCGAACTGTTCGACGAGGGTGTCGTCGATGCGGACGGCCCGCTGGTAGGGCACGGCGATCCCGTACACGGTTCGGCCGTCGCCGCCGTTACGGACGGACAGGTCGGGGTGGAAGGACCTGTACTGCATCTCGGCCATCAGCGACGCGTCCCGTCCGCCTTGTAGTGCAGGGCGTGGTAGGAGCAGACCTTGCCGTTGACGGCGCGGCCGACGTGCATGCCCCGGCCGCCGTTGACGACGCAGTCGCTGACAACCGGCTCGCGCCCGTCCGGCGCCGTAGCACCCGTGTCGTCGGCCGGTGGGGTGTCGGTCGGCTGCTCGGTCTTCGGCGCGCGCGCCGAGGTGTCGGCTCGGGTGTCGGTCGCCTTGCTCGTGCTCGCGGCCATGGTGTCCGGTCCTTTCAGCCCGTTCGAGCGGGGTTCTGCCCGATGCCTGCGGGGTTCGGGCTGTATTCGTCGGTCATGGCGGGCTTTTCGGGCAGAGGTGGGCGGTGTTCGAGTTCCCGGACCTCGTCCACGGTGAGGAACTGGTTGGTCAGGGCGATGGCGTGGGCCTGGTAACGGGTGAGGGTGTCCGCGCGTAGGACGGCGTCGGTGTTGGCCCGCACGCAGGTGCCCCGGGGGAAGGCGAGCCCGAGGGTGTGCTCGAACCGGACCAGATGACCGCCGAGGGAGAACTTGAGCAGGTTCACGGCGTCCTGCTCGATGTTGCTGTACTGCCGGGCGGAGTTCATGCCGCCGAGCCACCCGACCGGGAGCCCGAACACGAGTTCGAGTTCGTTGATGGTCATCTTGCGGGCGTCGACGAGTTGCAGCTGCTCCGGATTCCACGACAGCGGCTCGAAGCTCGTCGTCGAGTTCAGGACCGCGACGGTGCGGGTGCGCTGGTTCGCCAGCCACTGCGCTTTGAGGTCGAGCGCCTCAGCCTCGGTGAGGTCCGGGTTCTCGCTCTTGAGGACACCGGTCGGCACGCCGTGGGTCGACAGTGACGCCGCCTGGGTCTGCTGGTCGCGGGCGAGCTGGAACGTCGCGAGGTGGTTTTCGAGGACACCTTGCCCCCGGACCGCCCCGGGCTCGCACGGCCCCTTGATGTGGATCACGTTCTGGCTACCGAGCCGCATCGACCCGATCGAGTACTCCAGCGACCCCACGGGCAGCGGGGAGTCCATGAAGGGGGTGACCCGGCGGACCCCGACCGACGTGGCCGGCACCGGGATGGCCGCGGTGGGCCAGCCGGCGTAGTTGCGGGCTGCGACGACGCCGATGGCGTTGCCGTGCCAGATGAGGTCCAGCCCCCACGACGAGAAGGTGGTCATCCGGGTGTCCGGCGGGGCGGGCTGTTCCAGCAGCGGCGGGGTCGGGTAGATCCGCTCCTCGGGCTCCCCCGCGTACTCGCGGTACGCGTTCCACGGCACCTGCCCGAGCAGGTCGGAGAGCAGGACCGCGGCCCGCCACGCCCCGGGGATGCCCATCGCTCCGCGGTAGGTGCCGGAGGTGATGAAGTCGGGGGCGATGTTGTCGACGACGACGTAGCTCTGGGAGGTACCGGTCACCGTGTCCGTCGCGGTGTACCGCGTGGACCGGGTCGACGCGGATCGGGTGAACAGCCGCCCCAGGCCCATGTCAGATCTTGCCGGCCTCGCGGAGCATGCCGACCACGACGAGCGTGACCCCACCGACCATGAGGGTGACGGCGAGGCCCCATTGCAGGTAGATGCCGGTGCCGGTGCCGGCGGCGCCGCCGAGTTGGGCCAGCAGCGGCCAGGACGGCAGGGCGGGGAACCGCAGGCCCCGGACGCGTGGCTTGGCGGGGAGTCGTGCCGCAGCCTCGAACGTCTCGTAGGTGGTCACGTCTCTCCTCGCGGTCAGTAGACCTTGGACCTCGGCATAGTCATGTTTCTCAGTCCGTACAGGGCCGCGGTCGCACCACCGAGAGGCGCGTGGTTCAGCGAGGCTTTCCGGTCCCATGCCCTCGCGTCCCCGACCGGGCGCGCCACACCGCCGGACACCCCGCCGTTGAGCGACGCCTGATTGCCGTGCCGCAGGTCCCGTTTCTCGACGACCGGGCCGGCGACCGAGTCGAAGAAATCCCCGAACGCCTTCGCCTGATCGACGGCCGACATCTTCACGAACGGGATGCCGGCATCCTCGAAGTCCTTGTGCAGCGATCCGGCCGGCCCCTCGGGGATCACGAGCACCGATCCGGGCCACGCTTCGAGCAGTGCCTTGCCGCGGGCAAGGCACCACGCGGTGCCGGGCCGGTGGTCCACGCCCGAGTCATCCTGGGTGATCTCGGCCTGCCGCAACCCGTCGGCCCGTCGCCAGGCCACCCCGAACGCTGCGGCGGAGCGGTCCCATTCGACTTCGAGGCCGAACGCGACCGGCCCGGTCGGTGGTGGGGCCACGTCGGACGCGGCTTCCCACTCGGCCTTGCCGATCACCGTCCACGTGCCCACCTCCAGGCTGGGAACGTGCTGGCAGAGGCATTCGGTCCGGAAGACCGGCTGCGGGTCGGTGGCCAGCGCTGATGCGAGCCCTTCCTCGGTCACCGTGTAGCCGAGGGACGGGTTGGCCATGGCCCACGCCCGACGGTCCTGTAGCCGGCAGTCAGCGAGGTGGGGCTCGCCCGGTCCGCAGTCGCAGGTGCAGCACACGTCATCCGGGGCGGACCATTCGAACAGGCCCAGGCCCGGGTCGGCCACTTCGGGGTTGGCCACGGCCATCCGGCCCTTGGCCTGTAGGTCGTTCAGCACGACCGACTTGTCGTCGCCGGCGTTGCTGAAGGCGTACACCTGCGGGTTGCGGCGGGCCATCGTGGTCTTGGTGACCGCGGCCCACGATTCCCACGTCTGGTGTTCGCGCAGCTCGTCGAGGTTGACGTCGTCGCCGGACAGGCCACGGCCGCCCTTGCGGCTCGCTGCGGCGATCTTCCACCGCGAGCCGTTGATCAGGCGCAACGCCTTCTTCCCGTTCGTCCGGTCGACGTGGGCGACCTCGGCGTTCATCTCCGGGACGCTCTCCACGATCTCGACGGCCTTGTCCCAGGACTCCTCGGAGATGTCCAGGTTCTGCGCCGTCCCGATGATCATCGGGACGCGGAGCACGAACATCTTCCACAGGTTCTTGACCTCGACGAGGGTCGTCTTGCCGTTCTGACGAGCTACGAGGATCAGCACGGTGCGGTACCGGAACCGCCCGTCCGGGCGCAGCTCCAACGCGTGGATGAGGAGCCAACGTTGCCACGGGAGCAACTCGATCCCGATCACATCGCGGGCGAAGTCGACCGCCGAGTAGCCGAGCGAGGTCGCCCGGGTCAGCGCACACCCACAGCCGCACGGACCTGGGCTTCCCTTCACCAGGGGCGGCGTCCAGATCCTAGGTGTCGTGCTGCCCAGCAGCGTTGGCGTCGGCGCGTAGCTGAGCAAGCCGGCCTCCGATCGGCTTGTCCGGTTTCAGGGCCGCCCGGGATGCCGGCGCACCACCCAGGTCGCGGAGAACACCCTGGAGTTGGGGTCCCAGCCAACCGACGGTCTTCGTGACGTCGCACATGGCTTCGAGCTTCTGGAGCCGCTTGTACGCGCCCAGGTCACCGGCGAGATCGCGGCATGCGTCGGCCAGTTCCTCGGCACGGTCCAGCGCCTTCTCGATCTCCTCGGCCTGCCGCAGCGCCAACGCCCTCATCGCCTGATCGCTCGGCTTCAGCCAGTCCATCGCATCGACAGCCGCGCGTACCGCATCGCGCAGGTCCGGGGCACGTTCCCGTGCCGGGGTGGCGGGGACGGCCGCGAGTTTACGGCGAGGCGGCACCGGCCCTCCTCGGCTGATTACAATTAGTGATGTGGACCGAAGGGCCAGTGGGAAGCCACCAGCGTAGGCTGATTACGTTATGCTACTTTGCTCGGTTGCGTTGCGTTAGCTACAGCGCTGGATGGGCACCGCAGCGCTGGAGGGAGGCACCGCCGGTCACTCGACCAGTCTCCCGCCGGGCAAGTCACCGCAAGGCCCTGACCTGCATAAACACTGGGTCGCACCTGTTCAGATGGGGGGTACGGGGGGTCCCGGGGGGAGAGGGCAAGGGGCCGG